ACAGTAGTACGAGCATAACCGTCAGCTGCTTTCTTACACTCAAACTCCTTAACCAAGTAACTGACTTCCTTAGCGTTTGATGATTTGAACTTTCTATACTTTTCATCAATCTCCTTCAAATTTCTTGTGTACTGTCTAGCAAGCAGCAACTCATACTCATCAGAATAATCCTGCTGCTTCTCAAGAATTTCTTTCGCAGTGTAGAAACTATCTAGTATCTGATATGTTTCATCAAATGGTACGATAGAATTTGTTGTCTTAGGAAGTTCAATATAAGTGATCGGTGATCCATTAGTATCAACCATATTTCTCAATGCTTTATCAAGACTGTCTACTGTCTTACAATTAACTTTAGTCTCTACTGGTGATCCATCATTACGACCTACCTCATTACCACCTGCTTGATTAGGTTGGTCCTTCTCTTGCTCCTCAAGATGATCTTCAAGATGATCCTGTGCCTCATTCTTTGGTTCTGGTTCTGGTTGTGCTGGTGCTTCAGGCTTCTCCTCCTGTTCATTTTGACCTTCACCACCATCTAAATCTAACTCTTGCTGTACACCCTTTGCTTCTACCTCTTCCTTCTGCTGCTTCTCTGCTTCTGCTTGACAGTATGCATGGATCTTTCTAGCAAGGTCACATGCATCTTCAAAAGTCTCTATCTTATTTGCTTCATCAATATATACTTGCTCTCCATCTTGGAAAGGAATATCAGTATAGTTACCAATCTTAAAGTGTAAGTTTATTCTATCTCCAAGATTAAGATCACATAGATTGACACCATCAAGTTGGAAGAAATCCTCATCATGAAGAATTTTATATCCAGCATAGAATGTCTTAGGGATGCCAGCGTATCTACGCTTCATCAACTTCTCAATTCTTACATCCTCTGTGATGTTAACAAACTGATGTGGAATATCACTTGGGGGATCTATATTAGGAGTGAAGAGGGCATGTCCAACCTCATGGGCAATTAAAGAATCTATTACAATGTTCTCATCGTGCTTCCAGATAGGAAGAGTAAGTACCCTGTTCTCTACATCAAACTGTGCAGTCTCAACCTGACGATGCTCTACAATCAAGTCCTCTTGGGCAAGTAACTTTGCTAGTGATTCCTTGACTAAGTTCATTGGGTTCCTCGTGTATGTACATAGTATAAGACCCCTTCCGTGGGGAAGAGGTCTTGAGTAGACACTTTATCAACTGGTTGCGTCTAGCCCTTGCTTGGCGCAACGCTTGGGGTCTTAGTTTTCGTTTGGCATCCTTTTTTGAGTGATGCTGCCAATTCGGAACTTTCACTGAGTTTCTCCAATGCGGTTAGCAGTTCAGGTGTTTCCTCCCACGACCATTCCTGATTGTGTTGAGGGTTCTTCTTCTCGATTGTATGTGTCCTTGTGGTCATAGGGTACGAGCAATTACATACCATACTACACCACCTGTCAACAATGTGTCAAGTAGCACCAGTGAAATATTTATTATCATGTCTGACCTGAAGGTACTTTAGGTGGGCATTCTAAGTGGACAGTCCCTGTAAGGGGTTGGTGGAGATGCTCTAGGATATGATCAAGCTTAGCATTGACCTCATCCAATTTTGATTGGATCTCATCATGCTCGTAAGTACTACCTGTAGTGATAGTGATGTCACCTGTTGGTACAGTAGTTGTTTCTGGATATAATCCTTCTGGATATAATCCTGGACCTTCAGTTGAAATATCAATTCCTGGAATTGCTGATCCTGTAGAGATACCTCCGTTTGGTACGAAGTTCCCGTCTATGCCGCCTGAGTATGTCATATGTTTAAAGGGTTTGGTGAATATTTATTCTTCCTTAGTAATTATAGAGAAGTTTTGTTTCTTTTCTACAACTAGAGTGGAAGAAAATTTGTCTTGAAGAGTTTCTGTCTTATGGGAAATAACAAATACATTAGTATTGTCAGCAACCGTATGTAAGATCTTAAGGAAGTCATCAGTACCAGATACATCTAAACTACTGTCAAAGATCTCGTCTAGGATCAACAGATTAGTATTAGCACTGTTCTTCATCTTAGCAATAGTCCTCCAAGTGAAGAGTAAGGCAAGGTCAATCCTCATCTTCTCTCCTTCAGAGAACGAAGCATATGAAAACTCATCTCGGAACCTAGACTTAATAGTCTCCTCAAAATTCTCATCAAGATCAAAGGAAACATAGAAGTCTAGTTCCTTAAGGTACCTATTAATCAATTGATTCATAACAGGTAGATACCTCTTAATGATACCAGCTTTAATACCAGTATCACGTAGCATATTTGTTACAGTATCATAATTGTTACGTACCTTTCTATTAGTGGACAATTCCTTCTCCACTTCCATACCAGTACTTGCTATCTCCTGTAACTTTTCCTTCTCTCTAGTGAGATTATTATTGTCTGCGTTCTTTATCTTATCTTCTATCTTCTTAATCTCTTTCTTCTTCCACTGTATCTCTTTATTACAATTACTAATCTTCTGTTGTACCTCCATAAGATCAGACATAACAATATGTTTATCAGATACCTGTTGTACAATACTCTTTAATTTTTTCTGTAGTGCAATTGATGCCTCATCAATCTCATCTATTGACGCAGTAATTTCAGCTTTCTTATTAGCTCTAACGTCTTCTGTGATGACGGACTTGCAAGTCGGACAACTATCATTCTTATCAAAAAACTTAAACTCTTTTTTAAATGCTTTCTTCTTATCATCAAACCTCGATTCAAACAAACGAAGTTGTGATAATTCCTCTTCTACATTTCCGTAGCTATCTAGGCTCTTATCATGAGATGCAGAAACTTCTAATCCTTCTGCAACATCAGTCATAAGAAAGGTTATTTCATCCTCTAATGATTCTATATCCTTTGAACGTCTAGCATTATTTGCAGAGGATTGTTCCTTAAGGTCAGCAATAAACCTTTGCTGCATCTGAACCTTCTGCTTCACCAATTCATATTGATAATCACATTCCCTAAGAGTTTCTTTAACTCCCTTCACCTTCTCTTTAAGAAGAGTGTTCATTGTAGAGAAGATACGAATATCTAAAAGATCTTCAATAACTTCTCTACGGTTAGGGGGTGTAAGTTGCATGAATGGAACAAAGCATGACGATCCTAAGATCACCACCTGAGTGAATGATTTATAATTCAGTCTCAGAATACTCTGTTCCAGATGCTTCTGCTGTTCTTGTACAGATGCTTCTTGGTTAAGCATCTCACCATTAAGATAGATTTCAAACACATTAGGCTTTGCACCTCTGCGTATCATATAGTCACGAGAACCAATACTAAATTCTATCTCAACAAGCAGATCCCTCTCGTTAACAGCATTGACCAATTGGCCTTTTGTTATCTTACGAAAGGGTTTGTTGAACAAAGCAAAGCACATGGCATCCAAGAATGTGGATTTACCAGCACCGTTTGTACCAACTATCAGAGTAGCAGGGCTTGCGTCAAGACGTATCTCACTAAATGCATTACCAGTTGAAAGAAAGTTCTTCCATCTGACAGACTTGAATTGAATCATTCGACAAAAATTAGACCCTAGGCGGTACTACTATATCATCAGGAGTGACAACATAATATTCATGGCCATGTGTAACACAAGCGTGAATAATCTCTCGATCATCCACCTCTACCACTGACATGTCTGGAAAGTCATCAGCTTCCAGAAGTCCAGCATAGCGCACTGCGTCGTCTTTGTCAAGGAACATATATACCAACTGCTTACCCTGGTCTCCATCGACAGCATAAGCACCCTCATCTTCTTTTCCTTGGAGTGATAGTATAAACATTATGCAATCTCCAATGCTTCAACATAAAGAGTTTTTAAAATAGATTTAAGTGCAGGTTTATCTGAGTGTTCCATATCATCCACATACCTTTCAAGTATGGTAAGAGTATCTTCTTTATCTAAATCAATCTCTTCACTCAAGTCTTGCTCAAAGGAAGGATCTTCAATTATCTTTATATCATGTACACCAGCAGCATATAGTTGACTGATAAAAAATTCAAACTTATCTGAATCTGTTTTCTTTTCAACTATAACCTTAATAAAATTATTAGTGTAATCTGTATAATCAAATCTACTACTATTTAACTGTTCTTCGTTGTAATATATCTTACTATAAATCTCATAAGGGTTCGGTATAAACTCCAACTTCTTAGTATTGGTATCAAATATATGGAACCCACGTTTGGAATTATAATCATTCCAATAGATTTGATATGGATTTCCTAGGTATGTTATATTCTCTCTAGTACTCTTCTGATGATAGTGTCCTGAGAATACCTTATCAAATTTCTTATAAGGAGAAGTAGCATGGCCATGATCCATGATGTATCCTCTATGTGCCTCGAACCCATTAAGTTCTAAGTGACCCATTACTATTGAACAATCACTCTGTTCAATGAGAGCATAGGTCTCATCATGGTTCTCAGCATTTATCCATGGGATGAATAGGATAGGTAGACCACCTATCATAACCTCAGTAGCACTATCATATATTTTAATATTATCATACTCACCAAGAACACTCTCAAGAGTATTGACCTTATTAGTATCCTTAAAATATGCAGTATGATTCCCAACTAAAGAATGGACTGTCACACCCATATCCTTAAGACGAGAGAAATAATTATCTGTACTCCACTGAGCAGCCCATAGATCTAAGTTCCTACGATTATCAAAGGTATCACCTAGATCAAGAACGGTATCGATCCCGCGTTTTTTTAGGGTAGGAAAGAATATATTATCATAAAACTTCTTGAAGAATTCATGGAAGATACGACTGGATTTCCTTGCACCGAAGTGCTGATCAGTTATAATTGCTACCTTCATCTTGCACGAACCAATGGCGGTTTCTTACCTGTCATCTCCATACCAAAAAAATTCAACGTTAATCGTTCCTTAGTGCCAAAGGTCTTAACCCCATGATGTGTCTGTCCACTGAATAAAACAAATCTATTATAGACATTCTCAACAGAACATGTTTCAACATACTGCTCACGCATAGAATCAAATGCTTTGTTGTACTCATCCATATTAAAATCCTTACCCAGATATAATTTCTCTTTCATTCCCATCTCTTCTTTATACTGCAGAGAATATCCCTGCTTAGTGGAGTAGATGGATGTACCTGAGTTTGGACTGGGATCAGGATTTAAGTATACTATACCAGCAAACCATGTGTCAATGTCTTGATGGATCCATCCCTGATTCCTTTTATCCCATTGGTCATCTCCAAATGGTTTGATCCTTTGAAAGTGAGCCTGTAAATTCCAGTATTCAGGTGTCTGGTCATGGAATAACCAATGGATCCTCTCACCAAAATAATTAAAGAACCTAGGTAAGTCGTGATGAAGTTGCTTTGTCCTTTCACCTGGCCAATTACCAATATCAGGTTTATACCATTTAATATCCTTGGATAATTTAACAACCTCATCAGGATCCTCGAAGAAGTTGTCAACAATAGTAATAGGATATGTCACTTAATCTTGATCTCTACGTTCTCCTTAATGGTATTATAGTCTGAATGTCCTGTCTTGTCATCCGTATGGAATACTTGATCGTATCCAGACTTAGTTAAAATCTTATTCTTAATCTCCAACTGACGCTTCTCTTTCTGAATCCTTCTAAGGAATGCGTAGTATATAATCTGAGTAAAGTATGCAAAGGGGTTGTTTGACTTTGCTGGATTAAAATTCTGTATGTATTGTACACAGTTCTCAATGCCATCACATATCATGTCCTCTCGGAACATGTAGTTGACAAAGTTTGGTTTGTATGATAAATGTGTAGCAATCTTTAAAAAACATTCCCCAATATAATTACTAATGGGTGGTCGGGGTTCACCCGCTTCCTTTGCGACAGCACATGCTTTTTTAAAAATAACAAGTGCCTCAAGGAATTCTTTGTTATTTACATAATGCTCACTGACTACTTTCTTTCTAACTGCCATATATTTGTATGGGTGAGTACATATATTTTATAACAAAACGATCACAATGTCAATGGGGGCTTGACAAACCAGTATTCCATCTGTAGAATATGAGTGTGCGAGTTCAGAAAGGGTTATATACCAAATAGCTTATCTAGTTTAATACGAGCTTCCTCTACAGTAGAGATCCTTCCTTGGGCATCTGTGACAACATCACCGTTAAGTCTTCTTAAAGACATTGCATAAAATATTTGAACCTCAGTATCTACTTCAACGATAGTAATAATTTTATCTTTAGGAATAATAAATTCTTCTTCTTTAGAAAATTTCATCCACGGCGAAACCTTAGCACCCTGTGACTTGTTAGGTAACATAACCTCTTCGATCTGAATAGGATTCTCTACAATAAGATAGTCTCCATTCTCGTCATGCACATGGGATACTACAGAAAGAATTTCTTCACCAGACACTAATTTTAGTGCGGCGAGAAAATCTGATTTGTCTTCTGGTCTAACCTCTGGGTTATCCATTGCTTTTAATTCGTACATCAATGAACTCATAATCAAAACTCTCTTCATTGTATATTTTCACACGTTCAACAAGATGGTTCAAGGTATAGTTCCTTTTAGACCCCTTAGATATATTGTCTGCTATATCATAGAGGATTGCCTTACGGTTATCTACTCCCCTTCTGAGGACTCTACCAATGGATTGGAGATTTCTAATTCGGGACTTTGAGGGGCTTGCGAACACGACGTTGTTAAGATTCCTAATGTTGATACCAGTACTAAAAGTCCCATAGCTGGCAACAATGATGGAATCATTTGTC